TTCAAGTTTTGGTGGTTTAAAAAACAACGCAGGTTCTGGTGTAACGGGAGATATTCTTTTTACAACAGTTGGTCATACAAGTGCGGATACTTATACTATCGTACTTGAGATGAGAAAGAACTATGACTAGGAAGGCAGACAAACAACCGCCTAAAACAAAAAAGTATTTCCGCTCCACTAAATCTGGGGCGGGAATGACAAAGGCCGGTGTTGCTCGTTACAGAAGAGAAAATCCCGGAAGTAAATTAAAAACAGCTGTCACAGGCAAAGTGAAAAAAGGATCAGCTGCGGCAAAAAGAAGAAAGTCTTATTGTGCTAGAAGTGCAGGACAGATGAAAAAGTTTCCAAAGGCCGCGGCAAATCCAAACAGTCGTTTAAGACAAGCTAGAAGAAGGTGGAAGTGTTAATGGCTACCAAAATGGAAAAAGAACTTTTGCATGAATTAGATAAAAGATTAGCTGTTTTAGAAGACACGATTGATCGTCTTGAGAACAACCATTTAAACCATTTACAAAAACAAATAGACAAAATGGATGCTCGTATTTGGGCGATCATTGGTGGAATTGTACTTCAACTCGCAGCTTTAGTTGCAATTTTTATGACAAAGTGAGGCTACACATGAGATCGGCAGTTAGAACTGGGCCTAAACCATCCAAACAAAAGGTTACATATTTTAAAAGAGGTGGGGCTGCAAAAAGCAAAGGTAGTAAAATTTGTCCAGCTGGTAAAGCTTGGGCAAAAAGAACTTTTGATACATATCCGTCAGCTTATGCGAATATGGCGGCATCAAAATATTGCAAAGATCCAAACTATGCCAAAGGTGCAAAAGGTAAAAAATAATGGGCGCTCTTAAAGACTGGGTAAAACAGGACTGGGTTCGCATAGGAACTGACGGAAAAATTAAGGGAAAATGTGGAACATCAAAGGATAAAAAGAATCCTGATAGATGTTTACCGAGGTCTAAGGCTAACAGCTTGTCCCAATCAGAACGAGCTTCTACAGCAAAAAAGAAAAAAAGAGAAGGTGCAAAAGGTAAAACTTTTGTTGCGAACACTAAACCAGCTAAGGTCAGAAAAATGGCTAGTGGTGGTGCAATACCAGAGACAAAAGCTAAACGTCCTTTTAAGGGTAAAACGGGCTCAGGGGCAGTTGTAGCAAGAGGTTGTGGCGTTGTCATGGCAAATAGAAGAAAGAAAACAAAAGGTGCGGTTAGCGTATAAAAGGAGAATAAAATGGCTATGAAGAAAAAAGGTTATGCTAAAAAGAAACCCGTAAAGAAGATGATGGGCGGCGGAGTTGCTGGTATGAAAAAGAAAGGATACGCTAAAGGTGGAGCTATCAAGAAGATGATGGGTGGCGGTGCAGCAGGCATGAAGAAAAAGGGTTATGCCAAGGGTGGCGCTGTTAAGAAAATGAGAAAAGGTGGCAGAGCTTAGGTGCCTTATTTACAAAGCAACATCCCGCATTTTAAATGCTGGGTGCGAAGGGAATATACTCACAATCACGAGCAATATCATGGTGATTATTTGCATGCCATGGCGATCGCAGTCACGACGGTGCCTGATAGATGTTTAAGTTTTCAGATGATATTTACGGGTTGTGAGTCTGATTTTGATAATAGTACAAATGTTCATGGGGGTGCCATGTGGGCTCGTATGCCTATCACAGCTTTAGTAGCAGACACGCCTTTAGATAAATGGCCAGAGCCTATGCCTGTTCATTTAGTTCAACCTTGGGATTGTAGCTCTCATCACCACTCTGTAATAAAGTATGATAGGACTAGTTCAAGTCCTTGGAAATGTAAGATAGCTGGAGAGTTTTACACAGGTAAGTACATGTTTACAGTTGATTATACTGAGTCTGATATAGCGGATGATCCAGCTCAACATAAGCAAAGTCATGTGATAGAATTAACTGATGCTGGTAAATGGACTGGAAATATAGTAGCATTACCTAATAACAGGGTTCGTGCAACAAGCCCTGCGTTATGGGAGACAGGAGAAGGAGCCCCTGATTTTAAACCTAGTCAGTGGATTCATAACGCAGAATGTGATAATAGTTATATGGACCCAAAGGTGACGTTTAATAATTTATACAAGGATTAGATATGGCAACTTCCTCATCAACCGATTTTGAATTAGACGTAGCGGAATATATTGAGGAAGCTTTTGAGAGATGCGGCCTCGAAGTAAGAACAGGCTATGATATAACAAGTGCTAGAAGATCTTTAAATATTATGTTAGCTGAGTGGGCTAATCGTGGTTTAAATCAATGGACGATTGAACAAAGAACTCAGACAGTTACAGCAGCGGACACAGAATATTCTTTAGGTGCAGATGTAATAGACATATTGTCAGCAGTTGTTCGCAGGGACGGTACCGACTTTGCGATTAGTAGAATAAGTCGTGACAGCTATCTTGCAATACCAAACAAAACAAGCACTGGAAGAACTACACAGTTCTTTTTGGACAGACAGATTACACCAAATTTGAAAATATGGCCTGCTCCTGAAAACAGTACAGACGTAATACGATACGATGCACTTACAAGAATACAAGATGCAGATGCAGCTGTTAACACTTTGGAAGTGCCTTTTAGGTTTTACCCTTGTTTGACCGCGGGTTTAGCTTATTATCTATCTATGAAAAAAAATCCACAACTTACACAAATGTTGAAGGTTGTATATGAAGAAGAGTTTGAAAGAGCAATGGGTGAAGACAGAGATAGATCCAGCTTTACAGTTACACCAGAATATCAATATTTCAGGAGTAATTGATGGGAAGATTTGCTTCAGCTAAATTTGCAAAAGGTATATCGGATAGATCGGGCATGGAGTACAGACTAAGAGATATGAAGCTTGAATGGAATGGGTCCTTGGTTGGCCCGGATGAGTTTGAAAGAAAACACCCTCAGCTAGGTCCCTTCAAGGTGCCTGTTGACGGACAAGCTATAAGAAATGCAAGACCTGCAAGAACAGAAAACCCTGTTGAAAGACTTCTGAAACCAAATGCTTTTGTATCAGGCTCTTCTGGGTCAGCTGTAATTACAGTAACAGAGGCCAGTCATGGTAGAAGCACAAGTGATACAGTTAGATTTAAGAAGGCAAAAGGTTTTGACGGATTTACCTCAGATGTTTTAAATAAAAATGACGGTTACTCAATAACAGTTGCTACTACAGATACATATACATTTTCTGCATCAAGTGGTACAGCTACAACAGGAGGCGTGTCTGGAGGCGGCAATGATGCTACAGCTGGACCCGTTACGGTGACACCATGAGCTTTACACTCGCTACACTAAAAACAGCTATACAAGATTATACAGATAATGATGAAACGGTGTTTGTAAATAATCTTAATAATTTTATTAAAGCAGCGGAAGAAAAAATATTTAAAAGTGTAGACCTTGATCTTTTTAGAAAGAATGTAACAAGTTCTTTGACTTCGTCAGATCAGTATTTGACAGTTCCAACTGATTATTTAGCATCTTTTTCTTTACAAATAACCACATCAGGTTCAGAAAGTTTTCTACTTCAGAAAGATGTAAATTATTTAAGAGAATATACACCAGCTGCTTCTACAACTGGGTTGCCTAAATATTACGCTAGATTTGATACAGACAACTTTATATTAGCTCCCACCCCTGACAGCAATTACAGTATTGAGCTTCATTACTATTACCGCCCCACCAGTTTGACCGCTGGAGCAGATAGTGGTACTACTTGGATAAGTAACAATGCGCCTTTTGCTTTACTTTACGGATCTCTAGTAGAGGCTTATACTTTTATGAAGGGTGAACCAGATGTGGTACAAAATTATAATAACTTGTATTTACAGTATATGGAAAGATTAAAAGATCTTGGAGAGGCTAGAGAGAATACAGATGGTTATAGAGTAGGGTTACCATCAAGGCCGCGAACATAGGAGTTAAAAATGGCAACAGCAAACGCAGCAACCAATTATCTAGAAAGAAGAATATTAGATTTTATTTTTAAAAATAATTCTCTTAGTTTTTCTAGTCCGGGAGATAGTATTTATGTTGGACTTGCAACAGCAGTAAGTGCAGCAGAGACAGGTTCTTTGACAGAAGCAACTTTTACAAATTACGCAAGACAACAAGTAGCAGCTTCTGGTTGGACAACCATTGGATCTGATAGCACAGATACACAGACTGCAACAAACGCATCTAACATTGAGTTTCCAGCAAGTGGTGGAACAGATAACACCATAACTCATGTATTTATTGCAGATGCATCTAGTAGTGGTAATATATTATTTGTAGGAGCTTTGGATGCTAATAAAACTATAGCATCTGGTGATATTTTTAGAATTAATGCAGGGAATCTAACAGTAGAGTTAAAATAATGGCATTAGTAATATCAGATAGAGTAAAAGAAACAAGTACAACAACGGGTACTGGCACACTTACATTAGCTGGTGCCGTTACTGGTTTTGAGACTTTTACAGCTAACCTTAGTGATGGAGATACAACATATTATGCTTGTACTGACAACACAGATTTTGAGGTTGGTCTTGGTACTTTTACTGCTTCTGGTACAACTTTAGCAAGAACAACAATA